AAGAAGTTGATCGACGCGTCCTTACGCGACCTGTCCACTAGAGCGCGCTTGGTTGAGATTCGAGTTACTAATGACCGTAACCTGTCTCATCTGCGTGAGGCTATGGACGCGCTGCGCCGATACATCTCGACCGAGTATGCTGATGACCTGCGGGACTTCTCTACGGCTGACCAACGCCGCGCGTTTGTTGATCGCATTCTCAAGTCAGCAAATGAGTTGCTGGCGGAGGGTGAGTCTGTTCTAGCCTCGATAGACCACCTGATAAAGGACATCGACCAGTCAGGGCACTCTATGCGTCACGTTGTTGACTGCCTGAAGCTGTTAGAAAATAAACACGGGAGCAAGGTTGTATGAAGGTAGTGAAGCGCGAGGCCGTGTTTATTCCGATCAAGGACATTACCCCACAAATTCAAGAGCGTATCAAGGACAAGCTAACCTTCAATTTCTTTGCCAAAGAAAAAATCTGTGAGGAGTGCGAGTGGGTGGCTGAGCGTGTTAACGACGTCTGCGAGTCGTGCGCAAACTTCAAGGGCCAGTATCAACTCGCCTCTCAGGTCAAGCTAGGCAGCAGCAAGTATCTGAAAGTACCGGTCGGATCGTCACCAGAGATCATCCGGTTGATCGAAGATCGGGGTATTGAAGTCGAAGTTCGGGACATGAGCCCGAGCACCAAGGTCAGACCGTTCAAGTTCAAAGGTAAATACCGACCAGGGCAGGTTGAGGCTATCAAGGCCATGCTGAAGTTCAAGCGTGGCATCCTCAAGGCACCACCGCGCAGTGGGAAGACGGTGATGGGATCGTCGCTGGTGTGTCACCTCTCGCGCAAGACTTTAATCCTTGCGTCGCAGCGCGACTGGCTTATGGGCTTCAAAGAGACGTTTGTAGGTTCAGACACACAGCCTGCCTTGACCGACCTTGATCCTAAGCGTATCAAGCTGTGCAAGACTTTAGAAGACTTCAAGACGCACGACGTGTGCCTTGCAACTGTGCAGACCTTCTATTCGCCTGGTGGAGAGAAGTTGCTGAAGGCGATACGCGATTGGTTCGACGTCATCCTGGTCGATGAGGTTCACACGTCAGCAGCCGACAAGTATGCGCAAATCATGGCCAAGCTCAACGGCCGCTACGTTATCGGCTTCTCTGGAACGCCAGACCGTAAGGACACCAAGGAAGTTCTAGTTGAGAATATCATTGGGCCTATCATCCACGAGATGAAGACCGAGCGTATGCAGCCACACATTCGCCTAACCCGTACTGGATACTCCAAGACCACGAAGGGTCAGGTACCTTGGGCTTATCTGGTTCGTGGTATGGAGAATGACAAGAAGCGCATTGACTGTATTGCCAAGCAAGCTATTCGGGACATAGCTGAAGGACATATGGTGTTGATACCAACTGCGCAGGTAAAACCAATCAAGAGAATCGTCCAACGCATCAACGAGCTTGCAGGCAAGACCCTTGCTTACGAGTTCACTGGCGGTTTGAAGAAGCCCCTGCGCGATCAGTATATTCAGGATGCGCGTGACTACAAGATCAAGTGCCTGGTAGGTACCCAGAAGATTCTCAGCGTAGGTATCAACATCCCGCGTGCCTCGTGCCTCTACGAGACGGTGTTGTCCTCAAATCTTCCAAATGCGCAGCAACGTATGGCCCGGGTGTTGACACCAATGGAGGGTAAGCCTACGCCCATCATTCGCTTCTTCCTGGATGACTTTGGCGTGCGCAAGAATTGTATGCGCAACGAGTATTACCGAGTGCTCGTTCCGATCTTCAAGCCAGTCATATCCCCTAAAGATAAGGAAATGCTTGAGTCGTATTTCAGATCAAAGGAAAGCAATGCCCAACGCTTCGACCTCTAGACTACGAGTTACTGATAAAGGTCTGCGGCTACATCTTGGGGCCTACGACATGAAGTCCTTAAAGTGGGATCCCCGGCCCTTCAGCGTCGAAAGTCCACGACTAGAACTGCGTTTTCTGGAAGCAAGTGTGCAACAAGAGTCGTTAGCTGCGTTCATGGAAAAGCCGCGTAGGGCCATGACATACATTGTGGCAGGCAACCCTGACGACCGTGAGGCCCGATACTTTGCAGCGTACCTTGCGCAGATTCATGCAACAGCCGCAGGTATAGACACCAACGTACTCTGGGAGAGCATGACTGGTGCGTTTGAGAATCCAGCCATGCGCGAGAGTCCGTCGCTGCTGATAGTTACCAACCTTACCTCTCGGTCATCTAACCTCAAGTTTGAAAAGACACGTGACCTGTTGGAGCGACACGCGACGATACCTAAGGTGCTGGTCGTTGCAGGTGAGGATCCAATCTCATTTGCAGCTACCCGTCTGCACGCACCGTGCCACGCTATCGCCTACTTCGGGGCCAAGACAAGCAAAACGTATAACGAGGTTATCTAATGAGTGGTGCAAAGATTGTCTCTCCTCGCGCAGAGTTGGCCGTGCTGCGAGGAATGACGCATAAGGACAAAAGGATTGCTGGTACGTTGCTTTCCTCAGTTGACGAAAGCTACTTCGACGCAGCGGAGTCGAAGGAAATCTACAAGGCTATCCGCGATCACATGGGGAAGACTGGAGAGGCTCCACCCTTCCGTCTTGTTATCGAAGATCCTGAGCTGTCGAAGAACACGCGTGAGTATTTCCGGGACAGTCAGGCAACAGTGACTACGCTGGAGGAAGCTGCCAAGGCGGTGAAGATTCTCAACAGGTATCGCCAGGTTCGCGGGCTCTACGAGATTGCACTATCTGTAGATCGCACGTTGCAATCAACGACCAAGCTGGAACTTGATAAACTGCTGGACGACGTATCCAACAGGATCGCGTCAGTACGTACGTCTAAGACTACGGCTAATCAGTTCTTGCACTTTGGTAGGAACAACAATAGCAAGGACTTGGTACATGACCTGCTGCATGGGGATCCAAGCGAGGACACAATACCTACAGGCATTCGCCCGTTCGACGAACAGAGCGGAGGGTTCATGCGTGGTGGGTTGGTCACCATTGGTGCTACATCTGGCGGCGGTAAGAGCTTGATGGCTAACGCGCTTGCTGGTCGTATGGCTGAGCGCGGATTCAAGGTGGTTGTGGTGCCGCTCGAAATGTCTAAGATCGAGATGACCAGTCGAGCTATCGCACGGGTTGCAAAGCTGGACGTTACGAAGATCTTGCAACGACGGCTCGCAGCTGGCGAGAAGGAGCTCGCAGAGACCAAGTACCGGCGTTGGTCGCTGAAGATCAAGAAGGCCGGTGGTAGGCTTACGGTGTGGAAGCCCAAGGAAGACGTTACTATCGAGGACACCTTTGCAGCCGTTGCATCATTAGACGCTGACGTGGTGATCGTTGACTACATCTCGCTGCTGGCAGGCACTGACGGAGACGATAGCTGGCAACAGCTGGGCGCCATTGCTCGTCTAGGTAAGATCAACGCTGAAGCAACCAATCGCGTCAACATCCTGCTGTGTCAGGTGAACGACGATGGCAAGGTTCGTTATGCGCGTGCAATCTCTGAGCACTCAAGCAATAGTTGGGTGTGGACAGCGAAAAAGGAAGAACGTGAGAAGCCGATCGGTCGTATCAAGGTCGAGCAGCCAAAGGCACGTAACTCAAAGTCGTTTCCTTTTGAGGTTGGTTTCGACTGGGCACACATGGACGTCGTTGACGTATCGGAAGTGTCTGCAGACGTAGGTGATGTCGCAGAACCTATGAAAAACCTAACTACGGACCTGTAGGAATAGCTGGGCATTGCGCGTGATTCTATCAGGTAAAATCACGCGCAATGACCCTTAAAACAGTGTTCCTATACAAACATACAAGAAACCACGTTTAGGCGGAAAACACCATATTTTGGCCAAAAGAAAGGGCGCTAGGAAACTGAATTCCTAGCGCCCTTTCTTTTTGCGATGACGAGTTATAGATTTTTTGCGTATCCAACAATAGTAGCCTCAAACCGGCGACCGCGTAGAACGCACACAACTTCCTTTTGGTTCTTGAATGAATCCGCAACCCTGAGCGCGTTAACGATGTTGGCCGTAACCGACTTGATCAGCTCCTTGTTGGCGTTCCCTCGAAGATTGACGGCCTTCTTCTGAGCGGATTTTGCTAGGGCGATCGTGCTGGGATTTATACCACCATTGAAGAACACCGGGGTTATGGAACTTGATGGTTCGATCTTCAGATAGGCGTCGGTGGCTTTCTTTTTGCCACCGTTGTTCTTAGAGAACTTCTTGACCGCACCAAGATCTGACGTGAAACTGATCAGGGGCTTTGAGTTGGTTACTTCAAGTGAAGTGCCCTCTGGAAGCTCCTTCCTCAGGAGCTCAGGGGATTTATTAACCACAAAGCTCATGTCATGAATGCGGTAGTAAGGGCCTTTCGGTATCTGTAACCCGAACACCTTTGTAAGCCAGTTCATCCCATTAGCCGCGAGATTGAGATTGACTGACGCACTGATAGGCACGCCGACCCCGGATTCAACTTTGATCTCTTCCGTCGAGTCTGTGTGCATAGCCCGGCCGTAGAACCAGTTACACGCGCTCTCAAGGGCTTCGTTTAGGGATCGAAGCCCTGAAGCTGGCATAGACGCCAAGTTGGCCAAAAGAGTTTGCTCAAAGTCTGCCTGAAGCCGCGCTTTTGCTTCGACCTTCACGTTGGTTCCTGTTAGCACAGTTTACTCACTGCTCGAGACGAATCTCGTAGCCCCATACTTAAAAGCTATAAGAGCGACGTATCTGTTACCGGGCAGTTCCCATGTGTGGAAGAGGCCAGAGTACTCACCACTCTTCCCGTGGTTGACCCCGAATTTTTCGTCCAACTCAGCCACCTTATCCTCTAGGCTGCCGCTGAACTTCACTTGTGCTCGGATGCGATTTTTACTGTTAGGTGAAAAAAAGCTCGGTTTACCATCAATTGAGAAACCCAGACTCTTGATGTATTTTGCAGCCTTGTCTATAGTACCTGCCGTCAGCTTTAGTCTGTAGTTAGCTTCGATTTTCATGTTGGTTCCTTTGTGGTCGCTTTCTGGGTCACGTTGGCGGCAAGGTAGCCGCCAACGACGGAGATGACAACCGCCGAGTAAACGCCATCAGCAATATGCCCTGTGTAAACCAACCCAGTAGCTGAAATCACGGAGGTCAGCGCAAGAACAAACTTGCGGCTCTTAAACTTGTCCATGTTCAAATGTGGAAAAAGGACGGGGTGGTTAGCCCCGTCAAACCCACACCAGACTTAAACAGCCTTCCAGAACTTCTTGATGCCTTTCATGTAGGCGTCCGAAGCTTCAGCGGTCTTGGTGTCGAAGCGTGAGGCCTTGTCAATGTCCAGGCGCTGGCTACCGACAATGTAAACGGCGTAGCTGCCATTTTCGAGCATGAACTTGAGACTCGGCAGATCAGGTGACTTGAGAATGAAGTTGCCCTTGCGCTTGTTCGGATCGCTGAAGAAGCTGACCTTGTGGACGGAGCCGTCCTTGAACTTCACCTGAGCCGTTTTGGCGGCAGTGATTTGCGTTTGAGTTGAGGCGGTGAGACGTGCTTTTGCTTCCACGGTACTTCCTTGTGTTGAAAAAAGTGGCTTACTTAGCCTTTTGCATTTCCTGGGTGATCTGATTCATTGCAGTGGTGAACTTCTGCACAAAGTTTTTGTAGCTGTTGAGGTAGGCGATAAGATCCGCAACTAGGTCGTTGGTTGAATCTTCCCACTTGTCAAAGGCAGCGCTGCCAACCTTGGCAAGGTCTACCATCTTGGTCCGGTTAGCCCTAGACTCAGTTACGTCTGCTACCTCGTTGGCCGGGTTAAAAACAGAAGAACCCAACGAGTCAAACGTAACCTTCTTCCCCACAAGCGTAAGTGAGAACTGATGCTTTTGACCAAACGCCCACAGGTTAAACACCAGGTCCTTGTCTTCGCTCTGGTTCTTATTCAGAGCGACCCGGATACCCTGCTTTGCGAAAACCTGCACAACGTATGCGGCAGCTTCCTTTGGTGTAGCTGCCTCCAGCTTGGACGAGGCCTGGAGACGTGTAGATGCTTCGAGTTTCATAATGTTTCCTTACGAGATGTGGAGTTGAAGATGCATGCCGGTAGTTGGTACTACCGGCACAACCATAGCGACGGCCTCCGCCTTCGGTATGTAGACGACCGGGCGTTCGGCACGCCCGCCGATACGGGTCTTGACCATGATGGACTTGACCTTGCCTGCACGCTTGAGAGACTCGATGATCTCCTTGCGATCTTGCTTGGCGGACAGCACTCCCTTCAGAGTGATAGCGCCTGTTTTCTTAGCGATTACTGGTTTCAGCTTTACGCCGGTAAGAGCCTCAAGATTCTGACGCAGAGCCAGGATAGAGAACTCAGGCAGATCTGCTTTCAGGGAAGTCCACCGCGTAAGGCTTTGACCGATCGTTACCTTGTTGCCACCATCCCAACCGTAAACTGTAAACGGGCTTTTCCCGTTGTCGCTGAAGTTGTAGGCCATGAAGCCTTTAGTACCGTGGCTGGCACCGTGGAAGGTAAACGCGGGCTTCAGCAGCTTTGCAATCTTCAGAAGCGAGATGCCTCTGTTGATCTCGAACGTGACAGCGCCCTCAAAGACGTGGTCGAATTTGGGCCCTAGCCCAGCGGTCGTCAGGACCTCAACCAATTTGTCGGCTACAGCTCGTTTGCGAGGCGGTAACGACTCATAGCCCGCAGCTTCTAGCCTGGTGGGGCTTGAGAGCCGTGATTTTGCTTCGAGTTTCATTCTTCTCTCTACTTAGGTTATAAAATTGGGTCGAGGCTGGACTAACCGCTGAACATGCGTAGGCGAAGTTCACCTTGACTGCCCTGGCCAGTAAAAGTCGAGACTAGCTAGAGCTGTGTCAAAACAAGGAACGCCCGCCCAGGTACAGAGCAGCATCGTCACGCGAACCCAGGTATAGCATAGATCGGATGAGCGCGCCTTTGTAAACTGGGTCATTCGTAGATGTTGGTGCCGCAAAGGCCTCACCTTCTAGGATGACCCGGGTAGTCCCTTCGTCCCACAGAAGGGAGCCTCCTGGAGGCCACCGGTCATGTTCCAGTTCCGGGCTTGCCATTTAGCTACCCGTGTGCGATCTTACCACCACCACGGACTGTTCCCGTGGTGGTGGTTGAACACAGAACGATAGGCCAAAGGCACGACGAGTTGTAGATCTCAGGGAATCCAAGCTGCGCCCAGTCGAATGTCTGCGTGAAGTTTGCCAGCGGTAGTGGACAAACTATACGTTGGCGAGAAGCAGTTATTCCAAAGTTACCAGCAGTAGCCGTTGATGCTGAAAGCGTGACCGAGTTGACTGCGCTTATGAATCGCCCAGCTGAAGCTGAAGGGACCAGACTGTTGAGGGGCAACATGCGACCAGCCCGGATAGTACCACCGACACCTACGGTTGATAGGTTACCAGTGGATCCATCATCATAGGTAACTGCGATCGTTGCGTTGGACGCGGTAGCACCCGTATCAGTGTACCATTCAAGCCACCACTGAATGTCTGAGTAGTTGGCGTCACCAATACGCTTCACCATGTTATCTGTGGTGACTCCGTTAAAGCTGATGTTCACTGTTTGTGCGGTAGTTTAGGTGCCGTTCAAACCACCCATGTGCATCAACCGATCATGGATCTCCAGGGTAGACGCAGAGTTGGAACATACCGCGCTCGCCCAGACACCATAGCTGGTTACTGGATCAACCTGTTGACTAAATCCCAAACATCCGATAGTGCTATTGTTGCAATTGGCGGCTGCTGTGGGGATTGCTCCTTGACCTGGCTGGCCAGTAGCTCGCCATAGGGAGTAGTAGGCCCCTGCAACTGCGTTGGAAAGACTAGCTTTGTCGATCACAAATCTTGAGCTAGCATTACCCATAGCGTTCAGGAGCTGCTCCCGAGTCGATATTGTCATCCGTTATCCTTTGTTTTTTGGCTTGGGTGAGGGTCGGCCCAGAAATTAACCAACGACAACCACGACCATACCTGAAGCAGCGGGGGCGTTACCGGCACCAAAGGTAACGGTCACTCGGTTAGGAGTGGGGCGAGTGACGTCAGCAATGACAGTATCGTAGTTCCCACTATTCTTGAAGATCTCAACTGTAACGCTGCGGGTGCCTAGGTTGTGGTCAATGTTGAAAGCCAATGTGGTGCCGTCCCCGATCACCTGCTCGATCTTGTAGCGGCGGCCTGACCAGCTGGCCAGTTTCAATGGGGTGATAAAGCGCAGGTCGTCGCTGCCTGCATTCACTTCTGCCTGGGTGGCAATCTCTGCACTCCCGGAGACCGTCTCAGACGCTGCGGGGGCGCTGGTGCCAAACGCAACCCAGGAGATGGCGGCGCTACCTAGCGTACCAGACACCGTCGTCTGGCGGAAGCTCGAACCTGCAGAGCTGCCCTCTTCGATGGTGATAACAGCTTGGGTCAGCTCCGCCATGGTGTTACCATCAAGCGCACGAGTCAACGGCACCGCAGCACCGTTCCACACGTAGATGCCGTTCTCAGACGCAGTAGTTTGATTGTTCAGAACGACTCGGTCGTTAACAACCATGCTGACTGACGCGATAGTGTCACCAGGCGCTGCCAGGTTGACGTTACCGGTTGAGATGACCCGTGCGTTCGACTTCCACTTTATGCTCTCCAGGGCGGCATTCAGCTGTTCAAAAACCACAGGTTGACCAGTGGCGGTAGCCACTGGTAGGTTGACGATTCGGGATACGTTATTAAAATCCTGATCTGACAGAATTGGACGAGCCATAATAAACTTTTCTGTTAAGTTGCAATGACCATGCCAGCTTGTGACTGACTGAACCGCACTCTAGACTGATTCAAATTTGTATGTATGATTTCTGCGGTAACTTCGATTCCACCTGAACTCAATACCTGGATATGCGGATAACGGCCGAACATGTGGTCAACCGTCCACTCCTGAGCTGCAACGGTAACCACCTTAGAGTAGGTCTGAGGTGGTGGTGAAGCAACAGACGCAGCTGCAGTTATAACTGCCCAAATCCTGTTCTCTTGCGGAGTCAGAGTTGAAACCGCAGCGGGAAAACCCCCGTAGTAAGGGGTCTCGTTTACACCTACAGATTTAGGAGCTGATAGTCCAATGTAGATGTTCACGGTGGCATGGCTTTCGCGTGCGTCTATGAAATCTTCGTACCTTAAGACGAACACCCATCTTGAATTCCGCAAGACATATATGCCTGGGCTAAACTCACCTAACTGATTGACTAGCAGCAAGATGTCTTGTCCACGTGGCAGATCAGAGAAGCGACTGACCTGTTGGACATTCACACTGAAGCATACAGAGTCACGACAGAGCTGAACCGTGGTCATGTTGTTACCCATTTGCTAGCCCGCAAGTCCTTGGGCAGCTGCCCAAGGACTTCGAGTTTCATTTGCGAGCTCTCCCCACATTAAGAGAAAAGTGGTGAGCCTGATCCTCGTGACAAACCAACGTCACAACTACGTCGTACACACCACTTTTTTTGCTATAGCTAGTCACAGTCTTACTGACATGCGAAGGCTTGTATCCGCTGCTCCGAATGAGCTTGACCACGGTAGAAGCTTGCGGTTCGTTGCCCCGCGTAAACCAGAAGTATGTGCTGTCTCCGTTAGGTTCCACCTTAAAAGTGGGTTTAGGATCAAACGCCTTGAGACCAGTCGCGAACGTAGCAGTCTCAGACTTCAGAATATCTCGTGCCGGTTTCTCAGCACGGCTACCCGGCTCGGCGTCAAGGTCCACCAACACCCAGAGCGAGCCATCTTTGATCCGAACGTCAACAGGCCAAGAGCCATCTTTGCGAGAGAACTGCGTGCCTCGGACGCCACCAATCATTTGCTTGACAGTTGACCAGCCAAGAGACTTCAAAGAGGCCGTAAGATCTTCCAGGGTAACGCCGTTTACGCGGACCCCGTAACCAGATCCGTCGTCCTTATAGTCCTTGATTTTAAGCGCCTTCATCAAGGTTGCTAAAAATTGGAAACGAATTTGAGAGGTAGACCGGGCACCAGTGAGGCGTGCTTTAGCTTCGAGTTTCATTGTATTTCCTTAGGATATGCGTTAAGGCTGTCGTACCTCGCGCACTTAATAGCTGGAAAAGGACACCTTTAACGAGGCTGAACGCTGGGTGCCCGCTAGGTTAATTACTGCACCCCAATCAGAACCTTCAACGTAAAACTGAACGGCTGCGGTATCGCTAATACTGCGGGTGCAAAACAGACCAGGCTGTGCCTGACAACCAGCAGCCTTGAGTGCTTTGCGCACTGCCTGCTTCAAGGTTTGAAGTGTGAGGTCAGTTTCGCCTAAGGTAATCTCAGTCCAGCCGCCACGGAAAGCTCGACCATGGGTTTCAACCTTACGCCCCTTAGTAGTCTTAACGAGCGCGTTGATAAGACTCTCAGGCGTGCCCTTAGCAGGGGCAGATTGAGTAGCAGCCAGTCGGGATTTTGCTTCGAGTTTCATTATGTTTCCTTATACATGGTGCCCTGAGCTGGGCCTACGTGTTCCTGGCATCGACGAACCAACCTCTTGGGTTGAGTTCAAAAGTAATAAGGTTCGAGGCCTAGCCAGGGTCACACATTACAGTTCTGTGCCTGCGTCGATCTGTTTGGCGATCTCGCGCACGTAGGCAGGATCGTAACCGTACAGGCGCTGATAGTAAGCCTTCTCATCCTTCTTCTCATCTGCGGTCAGGGAGCCTGCAACAATCTTGTGCAGAGCAGCAGGGATCTGGACAGGAGAAATCGACACCACTGAGTCGTAGTCAACGGTCACCGGAATGCGGCGACTGAACGACAGCACCTTGACCGTCTCATCGTTGGTTGCGAGGGCAAAGCCATGATCAACGTCGCCTTCAGCGTCCACGAAAGCAACAACTTCCGAGCGAGCAGCCTTGGCAATTGCCAGGTGACGCAGACCCGGCAGGTCAGGACGGCGTTGGGTTGCAGCGTGCACCAGTGCAGTCAGGTCTTCTTGACCATGACGAGTCAAGACCTTACCTGCAGCACTTTCTTGCACGTCCCACAAGCTCTTGTCTTCCGTATCCATCAGGATGTTGGATGACATGACGCGGTACTTAGCTGTCAGCTCGCTCTTAGAAAGCGCACGCACCATCCGATTGGCACGCACGAAACCAACGGCCAGCCCAGGACGGATTTGCTTGAAAGAGGACATGACAGGTACTGCCTGATAGTCCATACGCTTGGCCAGCGCTTCACGCATGGTTTCCCGATCAGGGTTACCTGTGAAGGACACAATGACCTTGGCCAGAATGTCTGACTTGACTCGATAGTCAGTGATGTTGATAGTTTGAGGGTTCATTTTGGTTTCCAATTGCGACCTTCTAGGAGGGAGAGGATGCCGCGTTGTCACTCTGGCACTACATTAAATTGTCTTAGCTGGTCCGCTCAGGATACACCTTTGTGTTGTGTACCACTTGAACAGTCTTCCCGTCTAGCTCATGGTAGGTGGTGGCATAGGCGACTGCAGTATCCGAGCCGACCATGGCCATCAGCCCGTCACCTTGGTCAGAACACGCAGCAGCCATTGCTTTCCCTGCTTCCAAATTCTCTTTAGGGATACCTTCGACAGCAATCTTGTCTGCCCCGTCGCCGTCAAAGAAAGCAGCGGTCACACAGCTATGACCTACGTTAGTGTTGTATTGCACAGCAGCCAGAAAGTTGAGCATTGTTTCCAACGCTTCTGGTGTACCTTCCAGTGTCAGCTGCACCTTCTTGGTGTCACGTCCGTCCAGCTTGGCCTCCAGGCGGGCCTTGGCTTCGAGTTTCATGCTAGGTTCCTTAGGGAGGCTGCTGTCTTCTGGTAGTCAGAGTTAGGATGCTGTTCAAGATAGTGAGTTTGCGCCTCGTCACTCATTGCTTTCCACCAGTCTGGTGAGTTCTCGCCTTTGTCTTCACGAGGCTTGTCCACCACTGGTTTGTTACCTGCGGGCTTTGAAGAACCAGCTGCCTTGTCGGCTGCAACTTGTTTGACAACAGCGTGTCCGGTGAAAGTCTTTGACGACTCAATATCGGCCAACACAGACTTCTTCGGCTTGAACTTGGCAGACACACTTTGAATCTTGCCGGCCAGGGCCTGCAACTTTGGATTCTTAGATTGCGTGATTGCGGTGCAGGCCAAACCCAGTGTTAGTGTGGTGGTGTTTTCGACAAGGGCAGAAAGACTGAGTGCCTTACCCGTTGCTACGTGGGTACCTAGGTACAGAGCCTCGGGTGTTTGCATGAAATCCGCAACACCAAATTCGCCAGTGAAGGCCTTCTTGATGTTGCCCATGTCCCAGTCACCAAGCTTGTGAGGTTCTGTAAGGGTATAGCCGTAGAGCATAAGACCTGCAAGAGCCGGACCAGTAACCTTTTTCAGGACTGGGTACTTGGACATGAACTCGTCAACGACCTTGACCTTGTGAGCGCCATGGTGTGCCGCCTTGTGTAGTGCTGTGTGTTCTGCAAAGTGCGCGAAGACGTGCAACGCGCCCTGCTCGGCAAGCTTATGACCAAGATGCATGGCACCCCATATGGTACCAAAGCTGTAGCCTGCGGCTTCCAGCATGTTTGACATCTTGGGCTCTTTGAACGCGGTGACAACTGCGCCCTTAGTTGTGTGCAGGTTATCTGCCACATGATGCACTTGCTCTTTGAACTCGTGCACCAGCGCGGACTTGGCTTTGTGTCCCAGGTTAGGCAGCGACTTGATCTTGTCAATGAAGCCTGCCTCAACCAACGCAGCCATGACAGGAGTCAACCGCAGGACCGGGTCGGAGGCAAGCAGCCGGCTGGATGCCTCAAGGCGAACAGAAGCACCAACCATGTGTTTGAGGATGCCAGTTATGTAGGCATAGTCGTCTGTGCGGCCAGCCTTGGAGGCTTGCTCCTTGGCCTTGTCCCACAGGCGCTCGACCTCGGCGACAGGCTTGCCCGTCTGTTTTGCCAGTTTCTTGATGTAAGGTGTTGGCATGGTCAAATCTCACGTGTCTTTCCACAGGGGAATCTGATATGGCTCCTCTGACGAGGAGCCAATGTCGTCTTGTCGTGGAACTTCGTGCCTGGATACTTCTTCAGATACTCAGCACGTTGTTCAGCTTTATCAGCTTCGCCTTCAAGGTCTTGAGCGCATTCTTGTCGGGGTTGCCCTTAGAGAACGCACGCTGTACGTCCGCCTCGAGACCCTTGGAAAAGTTGCGAACCCAGTCGTCGACCATGACCCGTAATGCCTTTGGGTCAGAGGCTGCAAGATCGTCAAAGCGCTGAAGCATAGCGGAATTTGGAGCAGCGGTCACGGGGGTTACCAAACGGGATTTCGCTTCGATTTTCATTTAGGGGCTTTCGTGGTTGGTTGATCTTCCGGCATTGCCAGGGTAGTCTTGTCGTGGAACTTCGTACCTGGGTACTTCTTAAGGTACTCCGCACGTTGCTCGGCAGTCATGCGCGAATACCAGTCCTGGGTACGCCGGGCTTTTAATCGGGTAGCAGCTTCAAGTTTCATTTCAACTCCTGGGGTATCTTGATTTGGCGTCTAGCCCTGCGCGCACCTGCGTAAAAGATAGCAAGCAACACAACGGACACGTCTTCCGCGTGGCTTCCAAGGAACTTCAACGTCTTAGCCATCGCACCCGCACCATAGTCTAGAAGGCTGAACCCTCCGGTTAAACCACCAAACAGCAGCACACCAATAGTGTGAATCGCATCCGGGGATGTGAAGAAGTCCGCGAGATTGTAATTGCCCTTGAGGGCAGCAAGCATGGACTCGACAAGATCGAAGTCAAATTCTACGTCACCTATGAATGGTGCCTTGATGTAGATGACGAATATCAAGCCAGCAATCACTGCACCAGTAACCTTGGACAGAATAGGATGCTTTCGGATAACGGACTCAAGTCGTTCCAGACGCGCACGCACATCCAAGCTCTTCATGAGCTTTGTGTTGCTGAACGCTTCTGCCAGTGCGTCGAGTGCAGCGAACAAGGCACTCGATGGAAGTTTCACCAAGGCTATAAGTGCCCTGCTCAACTTAACCAAAGAGAAGCCAAGCCCCTTGAGCAGCGTAAACACTGACCTTTGTTTGAAGGCTGTTATCACTGCCTCAAGGCCAATGTCCTTGGCCTCTTTGAGGTAGGATGCGAGCTGCTTGATCTCGCCCCACAGTTTCTTCAGCGGTCCAGGTAAGGTCCAGTTGAATGCTTGAACCCTAGTAGGATCAAGCGATGCGACCATGCGACAGTAGACACGGTAGTCAACATCAGTTGCATGGAGACGCGAGACAGCTTCGAGTTTCATTGCCTGCCCTGTAAAGGTTTATGCAGCGGTCACGCCAAACCTCGAGTGTGATACGCCAACAGCGACGGCAGGCGTATTGATACGTGTGGCACCAATGGCCACGCGCCGCTGCGTTGGCGAAGCTCTTGCAGCCGCGCAGTTTGTGCCGCCAAGGGATTGGCAGCGCGCAGAGCATGAGCATGGGGGCCATGTTCCATGCGACAACAAGCGCCAGCAGTGCAAACGTGTATGTCATAGCGTCACCGCCAATGCAAAAAGGTCGTCAAGCTGCTCCGCTGTGCCGCCGATCTGTGTCCACATTCCTTGCAAGAATGCGTTGTCGCGCTCCCAGGTGTCAGCCTCGTACTCGATCTGTGCCGCCATGCGCTGCGCCGGGTCTGCAATGGCGGCAATGCTCTGCTCGACAGCAGTAAGGTACCCTGCCTGAAGAAGAGCGAGACGACCCTGGCGGCGGGTGCATCTCTGCGGGGTGAAACTGATCGACTCTGTGGTAGCTGTGAACTGCTGAACAACAAGGCTTCCAAGAATTAAGGTAGATACCTCACTCATGCTGTGCTCCCTTCAAGTGTGTAACCCACACCCACGCCGCTACTTGCATCACCTCCACTGCCTGCGTTGGTGGGTGTGAGAAACACCTGGAAACTTCGCACAAACTCAATACCTTTTGCGCTGGCAGAAACGGTGTCTGGGTAGTAGGAGGCAGCGACAGGGCCAATGTGCCCTAAGTAAATGTATATCTGCTGGTAGGAACCGTAGATAAGCACTTGGTCAAACACAGCCCGCCCGTCAACAAGAATCTCTACTCGCAGCCCGCCAGTGGTACCACCACGGGATATAGCCAGCGTTCCGATGTAGCCCCTACCTGTAATGTTCAGAAACGAGGTTCGTGTGTTCAACGCAAGAGTCGTTAGGGTTGATGTAGTCAACCCTAATCCCGTTACGACGCCAGAGTTGGTATTAGCTGGGCGCGGCGCGGCCAAAGCCGCCGTCCTAACGTAACTGCGTGCAACGTAGTTCGTCGTGTCGTCGGCAGGGTCGGTCGTGCCGCCACCTGTCGCCGTGATGCGCTCGTAGTCCTCGTTGTCGGCAGGACTTTTGACGATCTCATTTTTCTTGACGGTCATGCCACTTGCCCAGGTACGTTTGCCTAAACCAAGGACGGCACTGTAAACTGCTGCGATTAACGACATCTGTTAAGCCTCTGTTGCGGTTATGCTGGTCAGTACCCCGGACGTGTATGTGTAAGTCTCGGTCCGGGTCTTGCCGTTGGTTGGCCACGAAACTGTGTTCAAGGTTCCGTCTAGGTTGTAGGTCAACACCTTGGTTAACCCGTCTTCAGCTACAGTAGCCACTGACCCATTAGGGTTGTACGTCAGGACGGTTGAGTCAACCGTGATGTTTGCTAAATCTGAGACATTAACTGAGTGCAAACCGTCTGGTGTCTCTAAGATTTCTACTTGAAGCTTGCTCATGCGTACATCCTTGCTTTAATTTCTTCCGCGCGTTCTGCCGTGAGCAACTCCATACCTACCAACGCTTGCAGGCCATAAGCAGTGCGCGGGTCTTCGATGGTAACGTACTCGCCCACCAGTAGCTGTGAGATTTAGAGCGCCCATAACCTAAGTCCTTAGTAGCTGATGCCGTCGTCGATGTAGTCGAAGCTGAACGTCATTGAAATTTCGATGGCAGTCGACGCGGCACCATCGTAGTTCACATCCGTCATTGCCTGAGGGAATGCACCAACCAACACAAGCGTTTGTGCAATGTTGCCAGCGTTATCGTACAGATCAAGGCTCAGCCGCACCTTGTATGCTGAGCTGTTGGCGCCGCTGTTGCGCTTCCAGCTCCGCATGTGGTCACGCCAGCCTCGGAAGGCCAGGTACGTAGTGTAGTCGATGGTTTCCAAGAACACTGCGGTGAACGTGTGTTCGTAGATAGCACGGCCGGCTTCTTGCTTTGCAACGCCGTGCAGTTCAATCTTCACCGGCTCAACAGACGAACCAGGAATAGAGGTTGACTTGACCTTGTAGGTCAAATTTTGGGCAGACACCCCTGAACCAGGAATAGTCGGGAACGTCAGGTCGAAGTTCCAGGACTGCGCGGCGTCAGGGAGACTGAGAATTTGTGCGTGGCTTGTACGTGCCATTTGATTTTCCTTTTGTTGGTAGGGAGGTCCTAGGACCTCCCTTTAACCTAGTTAGGCTGCGCTACCGTTCAGAGAAGCAAGGGTTTCGTTGAACGACACACCACGCTTAGAGATCACCACTTCAAGCTGGATCTCATGAATCGGAATCTGCGGAATCAGCACGACGGTAACAACAAGGATACCTGCGTTTGCCGCAGCGTTCGGATTGTTGTCAGTATCGCACTTGACTGTAAAGTCGTACAGTCCGCCAGCGTTCTTGACCGTGTCCAGATAGTCAGTAGCACCAGAGACAATGCCACGTCGCACAGCATCCGTGTTCATTTCCTGCAGCGCGTACAGCAGGAACTTGTAGAGGGACACCTTGATGACGTTGACAATACGGCGCACGGACAGGAACGACAGCGCAGAGTATTGAGCCGCGAGCGTCTGTTGCTCCCACAAGGCAATACCTTGACCAACAAAGGTCCTGGTGTAGTTCACCTGAGCTTCGTAGAGGGCAGTTGCCTCGCCGTCATCAAACGAATACCGTTGCTTCAGCACGTACAGCAGACCGCGATTCAGACCTGCGATTGAGTACGCCGGATTAGCAACACGATCAGTGCGAGCGCACAAGGCAGCAGCCCAACCAGAAGGAGGCACGTACACCTGCTTGCCATTCAGGTAGTCAGGTTGCAGCAAGTCTGGATTGAACAGTGCTGAGTATGTGGAATTGAGGTTCAACTCCAGGTTACGATAGTCACGAGCGTCCTGGAACTTCTGCTTCGAGCTCGGTACGTCAAGCAGCGCAGTCGCGTCGCCACGAGCTTGCGCAAGCGCATCCATAGCCTTCTGCATGATCGGGTCAGTGATACCAGCGTTGACCAGCATGTTCACGTTGTAGAGCTGAGTGTTCTTGAACACCTGCAGCGCATTCGCGATCTGGTACGACGTAGGAGCAGCCCCAGAGTCACCACCGCTAAGTGCAGACTTCGCCACGTTGCCAAGAGTGGGAACCGCAGGCAAGGCCGCGACGTTCGACACAACCTGGATGACCGACGAGAACGGGTTGATGCGATCCTCAACCTGGGTCTGTGCACCTGAGTTGTCTATACCAGCAACTAACGTGCAGTCCCACGTTTCGAGAGGGCCAGCAACAGGGTTGGTATTGTCGTACACGCGCACAGTGAAGACGTCAGAAGTAGCTGCTGCGCCCGGGCTAGGGGGCTGTTTGCTAACGTCAGGTGCGAGCGTGCCCTCGTCAGCGAAGGAGTAGGTAGCTCCGCCGACAGTTCCCAAAAGACCGAATGTGCTGCCTGAGGTACGACCGTAAACTTGGTAGCCTACGGCATTGAGCACTGGATTCCACTGAAGAGTATTCTTGGCAGTGGCCAGTGTAGCACCTGACACCAACACGGTGATAGGTGTGCTCGGCAACGACTCGCCATCAAACGTCAGAGCAGTCACCATGTAGTAGTAGGACCCGTTACCGAGTTGACCACCAGTGAGTGTGGAGTTGCCTGTCAGGTTTTGCGGTGCACGGATGCCATTGTTCTCGACGGAGATCATCGTCGAGTTGGCATAGCTGCCTGGGCCTCGGCTTGGGTAGAACAGCATCACAGCTTGCTGACTACCGACAACCAGCGCGTTCAGGTCAGTGTTGGCTGGGTCAACCAACCCGACAGTCTTCACCTTGGTAGAGCCATCGGTGTCAATGTAAACGAGCAAGGTCGAGTATAGAGCACCGGTGCCTGCCACGCGCAGACCCCACAGCTGATTACCCTCAGTGAAGTAGTTGAGACCTGACTGAATGGTCATCGAGATCGAAGGATCGGGATCACCATACTCTGCCACGAAGCTGTCAGCGTTAGTGAACAGAAGAGGGCGGGTACTGCCCTGTTTACTGATGATTGGGAGGCAGGCTACTGCCGAGCTGGTACTCGTGATGACCTGAGACAGATTGATTTCTTGAGTGCGCACATCAGACGCACGTTTGACGAGTTGGACCAATTAAGCCTCCTGATTGACGATTCGCACACGGGGGTTGAGCACTGCCCAGTTAGGATCAACGGTGAATCCTTCAGGAACCTCAACCTGGCGCTTAGGCATGACAGTCATGAAGTCAACTTTCTTGTCTTTGGACAAGAGCTTGACGTTGACTGGGCCTTCTGTCATATTCACAATTCGCATGAACACCTCTTAGAAAGGAAAGAACTTTTCACCAGGCTTACCAGTGGTTGGTATAGCCTCTGACAGTATGATTTGACTTACACGCCCGCGTACACCGAGCACTGGCTCTGAGATGTACCCTTGTAGCGTTAGGTTACCAACAACCTGGTAAACAGATTCCTGATCTGTTGGAGATTCCCTGGGAGGGATAGACAAGGACTCACCTATCGTGTAGGTAACAGGGAGATCAGTTAGTCCGTAGTTAACTGTGAAATTGACTGCGCCGTTACGACGAACAAACAACCACCTACGGGCAAAGGCATCCACGCAATCAGGCGTAACACCACTATCTTTGTTGGTTACGAACGTAACCTCAATCTCAAAGTTGGTGGGTATTATCCGGGCCAACTCGTATTGATTGTTGCCAGCTGCAAGCCTCACCGGAATGCCTTGTCGAGCTAATCGGTTAGAGTTATATCTGTCTGAAGCTGCACCCCAGGACTGCACGTTCAGAAAGATGTAAGGATACTCCACAGGCTTGTTGCCTTGGAGAACCTGTAGCTGACGCAGTTTGTCTGGCGACGACACAAAGTAAGCCGGCGCCCTAAACTGCTGCTTCATCTTCTGCGCGAGGCCCTCGTGTATTAGGGTGTCAACAGGTTGTAGTTGCGTTTGCATAGGACTCCGAAGGCGGAAAAGGGGTGCGAAGACCCCTTTTCCTATTGCATCACTTCTTGCTGGGGCGACGCGTCATCGAGCTCAGCACCTTGGCCATAGCCATAGCAGGAGCTTCTTCCTCGATGTAGTCTTCGTCTGCATCGGCTTCCAGTTCGTCGTCGCCGTCCTCTTCCTCGATCTCACCGAGCGGGTCGCCGTCCATAGCATCAGCCACCAGGTCGTCTTCAGCGCCACCCTCGACTTCTTCCGCGAACGGGAAATCTTCAGCAGCGGTCAGACGAGCCTTAGGTGCCGTCTTAGCTTGCAGAGCGAATGCTTGCTTGTTGGAGGCCTCCAGGATACCGATGGCACGGTCAATGTCAGGCTGGGCAACGGCGTTAGCCATCAGCTTGGCAGCCAGCACGCCGTTGCCTTTCTTCAGCTCAGCGAGAGCCAGCACGGTGTAGTCGAGAGCGCGATTGTATTGCTTCATGGTACTTGTTTCCTTGGTTGAGACGCTAGGGAGTTGTCTCCCTAGCTGTCAAATTAAACGCGGATGCCCTTCGCGATGGAGCGGCTGTTGGCCACGGACACTGCCAGCGATTCATGGATCACGTAACCGCGACCAGGAATCTTCTCGACCGAGATGTCGGTCGGGGTAGAGGTCAGGCCGCCACGGTCGGAGTAAGCCCCGTGGTTCAGCGCGTCGGAGATCACGTAGAACTCGCCCTGGCCCAGCACCTTGTGTTCAGCGTGACGGTACGCGTCGCTGGTGATGGTCATGCCGTACATCACGCCCAGTTCGCCGGTCAGCAGCAGTTCGTGACGTGCGACAGGGTCGATAGCCTGGAAGAAGTCGCTGTTGCCGATGATGTCTTGCCACAGGTCGGAAGCCACCAGCAGGTGTGCGCCTTTCAAGCCCCAACGGGTCACTTGCGTAGCCACCGTCATCAGGTTGTAGGGGGTCAGCTGACCGGAGATGATGGACAGGTTGTTGTCCACACCAACAATAGCTTGCACCTGGTTGTACCACAGGCGGTCTTCAGCCACCATGGTAGCTTCGGTAGCCTCGATGAACTTCTCTTGCAGCACGTCGCCGCTGGATTGGTTCAGTTCAACCTGGGGGATGAAAGGACGAGCCACGACCATCAGCTCCGGAGGTGTGAACCAACGGTCACGTACGATCTGCGATTCCACCTTCGTGGGGCTCGTGCTCCAGATGGCGGTCACGTTCTTGTTGCGCATCGGGAAGCGGGGGATCGAACCTTGCTGCACGTCAACCTTGGCCAGGTACTTGCGCATGAAGCCTTGGCGATTGGCCGTGATGTACAGGGCGTCGCTGATCTTCTCACCCAGCACACGGTGAGCTTCCTTGTCATTGAAGGCAGCTTGCACCAGATCTCGAGAGGTCGAGGTGTCGATGTTCAGCATGTTGCCTTGGGCGGCAGCTTGCAGGAACTTCTGTTGCTGGGTCAGCAGGTCCTTCTTGGACGAAGCATTCAGCTCGCCATTACGACCAACGGCAAACTCGTTCGAGTCAGCCAGCTTCAGTTCGGTAGCCAGCACAGGGCTCTTGGAAGCACGGATTTTGATAGACATTCAGTTTCTCCTTGAGTGGTTACGCGGCACCTAATTAGGCGGCGCTAAATTCGATGCCGAGGTAAGGCACTTCTTGGGTGGGCAGGGACACAACGTAGCCGTTGATAACTACGCCGGTAGCACCGGTCTGGTTGGTAATCTGGCCGTTAGCTGCCAGCTTGATAGCCGTTGCAGCAGTCCAGTTGACGCTAGCATCGAACTGGTCGGTGTAGATGACGCCACGCTTGGCAACGCCAACTTGACCAACGTAAGCGCCGACATAGCCACCAGGCTGCACGTCACCTTGCAGGGCGCGCGACTGCACAACAGTCAGAGCGTACTTGTAGGTCACGGTCACCACGTTACCTGCGGTCAAAGTCGTCACAGTCGAACCAACCACTGTAGGCGTTGCCACAGCAGCACCAGCAGTGGTGTCGTACACAGCCAGTTGGCCAGACACAGGGGTATGGGCCAGCTGCACAATGCCAGAGCCAGGCACGGTGAAGGTTTCAACCTTCGTACCATACAAAGCAGGCAGCGGTGCGGCGGACACGCCCATCACAGAGAAGCCTGCGAAGACTTCATTAGCTGCGCCCAGCGATTGTTGCACGCCAGTGGATTGAGCGCCGGTCACACGGATCAGGGCTTGGCCCTCAGCGGTGATGTTGGCACCAGGAGCAACAGCTTGTTCAGAGCTGTCAACGATTTTCGAGAGAGGAAAGTAGATCATGTAGTTTCTCCGATTGAATTACACCAGGGAAGCGTCCCCAGAGAGGATGGACAGTGCTGCGTTGGTGCTAACACCAGCCTTCAACAGCGCAGCGGTTTGGCGGCGTGCAGGAGAGACCAGCGCGGCAGTGACTGATGCAGGAATCGCATCATCCATGTCTTCGCTTTCGTCATCTTCCATGTCTGCGGCTACGTCGAAGTCATCGTCGTTCGTCAGATCGAGAGCTTCGGCGTACTGATTACGCACATCTTCCGGCATAGCCGAAATCTTGTTAGCCAGCGTCAGGATTGACTTAGCGTAAGATACGCCATGCTGAGCAAACATTGCACGAATCACATTACCAGCGCCACGCACGCCAAGTCGCTGGAATTCGGTTTCCAGAGAAGCCTTGAGTTGGTTCTCTGAGTTCTTGAAGAAACGACGGTTGATGCCAACTGCTGCGATAGCCAGGCACTGCTCCATGGCTTGGTCCTTGCGAGCAAGGGCTTCCAGCTTGGCATTGACCTGCGCTTCAACCTTGGCCTTAACCACCTTTGCGGTAGCCTTGGACGCGGCAGCCAACTTGACCTTGGCCAGCACAAAACCGGATTGCACCAAGCCTTTACGCAAGCCCTTTTGCTGCATCGAGGCCGACACAACATCTTGGAATTGGTTAGACAGGTACAGGTCAGACATACCAACCTTACGCGCCAAGGCAGGACCCATGGAAGCGATGATGCGGTTAGCCTTGAGTACGTGCACCACGTTAGCCATCGTTGCGAAAGCCACGTCGTCCACTTCGTCGTCTGCCATAGCGTCAGCATCGACCAACGCCACAGCGTCTTCGCTACTGTCGTCTTGCTCGAAGGCCATAGGTGCGTCTTCGACTTCTGCCGTCTCGACTTCGTCTTCCACTTCCATTTCAACGTCAGGGCCGCCAACGGCGTCCATGTCATCGTCAATGTCGTCCAGATCAGCTGTCAGATCGTCAAACTCGGAGTCATCGGTGTCAGCCTCAACAGAGTCTTCACCTGTAACACCAAGGTCCGCCAGATCTTCAAATTCAGCATCCACGTTTTCTTCGTCAACTTCCTCTTCGTCAATAGAAGCGTTGTTGATGACAGGCATGCCAGCTTCCTTCTCCAGATAGCCGATGGACGGGTCTACCTCGTTAGGGATCTGAGCAATGCGGCCGCCAGCTGGACGCTGTTCGTCCGTCAAGGCAGCCTTGACCGGGCGCTTGCCTGAAAATTTCGGTTTGTCCGCCGAGTGCGTGCTGACGTTACTGACTTCTTCAGGGTCAATAAGCAGCATGTCGCTCTGGTGGTTCTCTACGTCAAATTCCGAGTCTCCCACCTTCACCGCACTTTGGGAATGCGTTGATACGGCGGAGTGAACTCGACTTTTATCAGTCATGAGGACTCCTGTTTACGTTGATGAAGGCTAGGCTCAGACCTCCGGTTAGTCTGAGTCTAACCTTCATGGGCCTAGCAAAGTGTGGGTACAATACCCGCATTATTAAATTGTGCCCTGCAAAACGCACTGATGCTCTGCTAAGACGTACCACGGAAGATCTGGCAGTGTAGCTGACATGCCAGCAAACTCGTGTCGGCACAGTGTAGAGAAGTGCAGAATGCCGTTAGACAACTCGTAGACACAGACAGAGTGCTTAGGAATGTAGTAGCTGCCTGTAAGACGCGCAGGAACTTCGTGTCGTACAGTACCTGTCACGGTGGGGTTCAACTCGTCTGTGCAGATGTTCGGCGGGTGTATAACGTGTCTTGATTTACATCCGGGGCACCAGTGGACATAATAGTTTGCACGTACTAGCAACAGCTTACGCGATAGCAGCAGGACACACATAATTTGCAGACCACAAAAGAAAACACCCGTGCAAACACTAGGTCGGCACGGGTGTGGTCAGAAGACAGAGTTACCGGCCCAATAGATGAGATTTTGCCTGAAATCTCATTTCGCCAGTACCATCTCTGTCAGGCATGTCGCCCACGCAGGATCTGCGACACACGAGTACTCGATAGGAGACAAAACATGAGCATTAAGGAAGGCGACGACCTTACGGCCGTCAATGTCCATGATACGCCAGTTCACTTCCTTCGTAGACCGGATGTGTGCGCAGTTGGTGAACTGATTGTCCGTAGCACGGTGACCACACACGCTGCACGTAAAGTAGTCAGCCAGTGCGCCCATCGAGCCAGTGTTCATCGCACCTGACGCAAACTTTGCGGCTGTCTCCGGATCCTTCTTCTTGTCAATACCTATCAGGCCGTAGACAACATAGTGCTTGTCCTTACCATAACCCTTCATGACACGGAGGCTGGTAGCGAAGATAACACCAATAGCCTTCTCGTGATCCTCGTTGTCGTGTTCAAGGTGCACAGGACAGCCAGTCCATGCCTTGTAGGTCAGACGAGCAATTGGCGGGGGTTGATATGCAATCAACTCTGCCAAAGGAAACCCAACGCCATTACGGTTTGGGATGTCCGACGGGCAGATTGGAATGTTGACAATAACGTAGTCATTGAGGTCTGCACTAATCTTGTACGTCTTGGCTGCGAAAGGCAGCCAGGACGTGTCAAGACGCTGTGCAACTTCAGACGGTTTGTCAATGTCTGCGGTAGGGCTGTCAGTGGCAACTGCTTCATCTGCAATTTGGTTGACAAGCTCAGCTGGAGGTACCTCAATCTCTGCGGCAGTAACCTGCTTGTGTTCGTAGTATGCTTTTGGGAACTTGAGCATTATACACCCACCAGGTAAACAATTGCGTCAGCTGTAAAGCTAATACGATAAGCGGTGCCGACGAACGGCAGAGCAACGATGGGGCCGGCCGCGATGGCTGTTGCGTTGACCCAGATACCGCTTGTGTCCTGAATAGGGCTCATGGCCAGATCAGCAGGTGCCAAGGTTGTGGAGATGCTTACGGCACCACCGACAGCCTGTACGTTGACTGACGCGCCATAAGAACTACTCAACGAAACAAGGTCAGTACCTGGTATGTAGACAACGTCCCCCGCCTTACCTGTTACGGTAAGGTGCCCAGTTGGTACACGATACTTCTGACGGCCAGACCCTGATTGCACACCCCTTAGGTAGGGGGATTGATTGCCTACTGTGGTCATCTATTACTCCTCGTCAGAGGGTTGACCTTCATCAGCCGCTTGTTGACGTGCTTGTTCCTCTTCCTGTGCGCGGGCGAGTTCGCGAGCTTCAGCTTCAGCCTGCGCTTCAGCTTCAGCCTGCAGACGTGCTTGTTCCTCTTCCTGCAGACGTGCTTGTTCAGCAGCTTCAGCCTGTGACTGATCTTGCTGAACAGGACGTTGACCTGATGCTTCAGCATAAGTGTGGAAGTTTTCACCGATGTTGATGCCACGGAAGAACAGGAAGTCTCGCGCTTTCTGCATGTCCTGGGCAGAGAGATCGTCACCCTCGGTCACAGAGATACC